TCTCCACCACCAAATATAATTTTACAAAAACCATTATCAGTATATTCAGTTATAAATCTTTGTGGTATATTTCTCCATTTACCAGATTTAATACCTTCAGTCTTAGAAGGTGTGTTGGGATCCTCAATAAACTTCTCTGCTTCTGCTAAGGCAGAAACTTGATAAAAATTATTATTAAACTCACTATAATCGTTAAGTGTGGGTGGTGTAGTTAAATTAGTACCCTCCAATGTAATTATATTATCTATAGATATTACATTTTCTTCAGGTAAAATCACCTCAAAAAATGGTTTATAATCTTCTCTACTTATAACTCTTTTATATTCTTTAGTAACACCATTTAATACAATACCTTGTTTTATTAACCTATAATTAAGAATACCACCTGAACCATTTCTTCTAGGTATAACTTTTCTATTAGGTATACCACTACTACTAAATGGAGAGGAAAAATCTAAATCATCAGGTAATTCAAATATTTTACCACCACCGGTAACTTGTGTACCTTTTAAGAGTAAAGGGGCATAACTATAATCAGCCCTATCTCCAGCACTACTATCAACAGGAACAGTTATTTCAAAATCTACTAAAGTAATACTAGGTCTTTTTCCTGGTATGTTAACACCAAAAGTTCTAGCTAATTCTAATAAGGAAGAACGTTCTTGTGCATAATTAATTTGTGTTTCATTAAACATTCTATCTGTATGGAAAGATAACATATCACCAACGGCAGCATTTAATTCTAATAACATCATACCTACTGACGCATCATTAAAATCAGAAAATACTTCAGGATAGTACTGTTGTATAAACCCTATTAATTCTGCTCTTACTTCCGCAAAATTTCTACTATTATAATTTATTTTCTTTTCCATAATTAAAGTGTTATTTGTAAAATATCAGAAGATGCAAATGTTCCATCTATTACTGTATATTTTAATTCTACTATTATTAATTCTTCTATATCATTTTTTTTAAAATCTATACTATCAACAGATAAGTTTGGTATATATCTTTTTATTGTTTCATTAAGATTATCTTTAATTTCATTATGTGTTATATTATCGTTAGGTTGAAATATAAACTTTTTTAAATCACTACCGAAATCAGGCATATATAATCTTTCTCCCTTATTAGTAAGTAATAAATGTAATAAATCTGCTTTAATTGCATCTTTATCTGTTTGATTTAATTTAAAGTAAAACCCTTTTTCACTATCCCTAAAAGGGAAATCAATATTAATATATCTTATGTCTGCCATATGTATATAAATATTCTACAATAATTTTTTTAAAAGAAAAGGTTATATAAAAAAAAAAGGTATCATTTAGATACCTTTTTTTTATTAGTTAATACTATTTTAAGTAATCTCACAAGCACCACCGGCACAAGCTAATTCACCACTCAAATTTGTTTCATCATCTTCTTCAATTACCTTTGATAGATCTATTTCACTTAGAGTCTTCATCATTTTTTCATACTCATCTTTAGTACAATCTTCAAATGGTGCCTGAACATAAGTTCCACCATTATATGGTAAAACAGATAATCCATTATAATGTTCTCTATTATTCCACATCCATTCACCAGCTAACTCCCAATCTTCTTCTTTTAAAGATATGGTAGCAGATACATTATGTGAATTAGAACCACTATTATGTCCACCTTTAACCCATTTGGTTGCCACTGTTTTAACTCTTTCTAATAAATCAAACGGAGACTCAGTTCTCAAAATTGATCCTTTAGGTGCTTTTTGTGGTATAGAAATAACTGCAGTATCATGTCCTCTGAAATAGTCATCCTCTATTAATTCTGGATGGTTACTATTAAGATAACCATACATTGATTCATTTTTACCTACTCTAACTCTTCTAATATAGTAGTCATTATGCCAAGCATGTATTCCCGAAGAAGTACCTAATGTAAGTGAAGTAGTTCCTGCAGGTTTAACTGTAGTCGTTCTAGCAGATTTATTAATACCAATTAATTTAGCAACCCTACTATTTTCTCTTTTGACAACTTTAGCTGCTTCTTCCATATCGTAACCTAAAACTCTACCTGAACCAATACCTGTCATACTAACACCGATTAATGCTTCTTTTTCAGTAGTTTCCTGCCATATATCTCTTAAATAATGAAAATGTGTATATCCGGCTTGTAGTGTACCTATAAAAGCTGCGGCTTTAACTCTTTCATTTAAATCCTCTTGTGACTCAATGTTTGATACGTTGACTTCACATAAATTACAAAACTGATAAGGTCTCAGAGCTATTTCACAACAAGGATTTGTACCCCAGTCTTTATCATTATTAAAATAGATACCTGGCTCACCAGACCCACTTAATTCAACTCTTTTCCATAAATCTAAAAAGAATTCCTTAGTTATCTTATGTCTCATTAAACACGCTGAGTTATTAGATCTACCTCTTTGTGGATTTGTTTCCCACCAGTTACCTGATTTACAACCAATCATTTCTTGATCGTCTGCAGAAAATAAACTAATCAATGCAGCTCTACGAATACCTCCCGCTAATACCGCATCTGCAATATGACATACAATATCATGTACCTCTAAAGTAGTTAGTTGTTCACCATCTTCTTTTTCACTTAATATACCAGTTATTTTAACGATACATTCTTTTAATGGTTGAGGTCCAGGTGCCTTACCTCCTGATGTAACTAATCTAGCCCCTTTAGGTCTAATATCAGAATAATCAAATACTATTCTAGAACTCTTACCATTAAGATAGGATTTCATTAATAATTTAATTGCGTCTGCCCAACCTTCTATTGAGTCACTAATTAGAAATCTTTTTGTTCTTTTCTCATAAGGTTTATTTACGGGTGGTAATTTCTCAACATGATGTTTTTGTACTGAATAACCTACACCAGTTCCACCTAACAATAAAAACATACACTCACTAAAAGAGTCTATATGATCAATCGGCATATATGCACAATTATAAATTCTATTAGGTGATATTTCAATCGGTTTACCACCAAATTGCATACTTCTCATTGAGGGTAATACTTTTTTGTTGTATACAAATTGATATGCTTCATCTATTTTATCCGCAATGTTTGGATATCTTTTTTGATGCATTTCTTTATTACGGGTAACTAATTCATCCCACGTTTCTCTTCTGTTTAATTCTGGTAGATATTTTGCATACTTCATATATACAGTAATATCCGATAAAATTTTGCTTGATAACTCCATTTTTTTAACTACTTAATTTAATTTTTATTATTATTAATTTTCCCCTAATGTCTCTCTTTTCTTTTTCATGGCATCTATAACCAATTGAGACTTTCTCTTTTCCTCACCATTTTGGTGTTCTAAGAATGAAACGTCACTAGAAATACTAGTGTCTATTTTTAATGATCCGTTATCAAATAGTATATCTTCGAATATAATACCATCTTTACCAAATCTAGACTTTAATATTGCCATAGTAGCAGTACCTTCTTCTTTTTGTTCTAAAGTCTTAGCTACTGAGATAATAAAATGACCAATTTGTCCTTTTTTAATTGATCCTCCTATCATATCTGCTTTCACTACATCCGCACCTATAGAACTTCTATTACCTTGTACTGCAGTCCACCCAACAATATCTAATTCAGAAATCATAGTTTCAAACTGTCTCATAACGTTTCCTTCACCAGCATATTCATCTTTAAATTGTTTAGTAGGTACAACACAATCCATATAATCAATAAAAACTACATCTGGCTTTGTACCATTAGATGTTAGTTTTCTTAAATATTGTTTTATATGATTAATTGTTGTGCCATCGCTTGGCATCTTTTTTAATATTAAGTTACCCTCTTTTTCTTTAAATTGTGGTAATAATGATTTAACTTCTTCTTTTCTTTCAGTTAATTCATTTAAAGAAATTTCAGTCCAACAAGTCATATGTTTTCTTTGGATAACTTTAGGGTTATCCTCAAAAAATATTTGTACTACGTTATAACCTAAATTATATGCAGTATTAGCCATACGAGTTATTAAAGTGGTTTTACCAACACCAAATGGTGCTAATATAACCCCTAATTCACCTTTTGCTAAACCACCATCCATTAAATTATCTATACCAACTAATCCTGTTGGAACAGGATTTCTAAAATCATCACTTAAAACTTCGTCTATTGCGTGAAAAACATCAATTCCATTATCTTTTTCACCACCTACTGCCAAAGCTTCTTTTAAGATATCTTCACATTCATCATACCTATCAAAATCTCCTGAATCTAAAATTGTTTGTATTTTATTAGTTGCTTTTTTAAGTTCTTGTTGTTTACAAAACTTAATTGATACTTCTTGTGTGTGTA